TTTATTTTTCCTTGCTAATTAAAGCGTTTTTTCAATTTATACATATAGTATAGGTGATATTTATGTAAAAGTAAACCCCTTTTGGAATAATATATATGTTTTTTTACTATTTATCGTAAAATAAAGCGTTTTTGGAATATTTATCTGATAATATATGAGAAATTATGGTCACTAAATCTAAACAAACGAAACTTACAGACACAAAAAAGTTAAAAATAAGAAATGATTTTGTTCATGGTGTTGACGGTGATGAAAAGAAAATATTCCCAACACTTGATGAATTATGTAAACAATACAAAGTTGCTAAAAGCACAGTCTATAGAGTTGCAAGAACTGAAGGGTGGAAAGTTCAAAAGGAACAACTACAAGCAGAATATATAAAAGAACTTGATAAAAAACGTAGTAAAGACATGGCTAATAAATCCATGAAAACTGATGATAGAACTTTACAACTAGCTGACGCTGTATTTGTAACTATCGCACAAACATTACAACAAAATAATAACGATATACAAAATAATAAAAAAGGATTAGCACCCAATCAGATTACATCAATAGCACAGGCAATAGCAATAACACAAAGAGTTTCAAAATTAGCTTTAGGAGAAGCAACACATAATATAGATGCAACAATCAACGAAAACACAAACGAAGCGTTCCGAAGAGCTATGGAACTCCTTGACGAAGTTGAAGACAGCAGAGTCAGAAGCATACAATCTACGCATTAGTTGGTTAGAAACAGCAAGAGATAAACAGCTTCAACCTAAATTTATAGAACACTATATATGGTTAATCTTAGCTGGTCGTGGCTGGGGAAAAACTAGAACTGGTGCACAGGACATAGCATTATATGCCTTAAGGAATAACAATGTAAATTGTGCTGTAGTTGCTCCTACCCATGGAGATTTAAGAAGGGTTTGTTTTGGAGGTAATTCTGGATTGCTTTCAATAATACCCAAAGAATGTTTTTTAGAATCATCTGATATGAAAGGTTATTCATCAAGTACATCAGAGATAAGACTGTTTAATGGCTCTAAGATAACTGGATACGCTGCTCAAGAGCCTGATAGATTAAGAGGACCACAGTTCCATAGAGCTTGGTGTGATGAAGTTGCTGCATGGCGTTATCCTGAAGCTTTTGACCAATTAATGTTTGGATTAAGACTAGGTAATAATCCACAATGCGTTATCACCACAACACCAAAACCAACAAAATTGATAAAAGAATTAGTTGTTAGAGATGATGTACACGTTACATCAGGAAGTACTTTTGAAAATGAAGATAATCTAGCGGAAAGTGCTTTAGCAATGTTAAAAGATAAATATGAAGGAACTACTTTAGGTAGACAAGAATTATACGCTGAAATTATTGATAATCTTGATGGTGCTTTATGGACTAATGATTTAATTGAACAAAATAGATGCACCGAAGATAAAGAACTAGCACAGATTATTGTTGCTATAGACCCTGCTGTCACTGCTAATGCAAATTCTGATGAAACAGGTATAGTAGTAGTAGGAAAAGACTTCAATAATGAGTATTATGTATTGGAAGACTTATCAGGAAGACATCCCCCTGATAAATGGGGTAAAATAGCTATAAATGCTTTTTATGAATGGGAAGCTGATAGAATAGTCGCAGAAGTGAACAACGGTGGTGACTTGGTTGAAAGGCTTATTAGAAATATTGACAACAATGTTTCTTACAGAAGCGTTAGAGCAACAAGAGGTAAAATACTTAGAGCAGAACCAATCTCAGCCTTGTATGAACAAAAAAGGGTGCATCATGTAGGTGTATTTCCTGAGTTAGAATCGCAAATGTGCAGTTATACTGGCGAAACAAATAGTTCACCTGATAGATTAGATGCTTTAGTATGGGGATTAACCGAACTTAGCAAGTCTAAAGGACAAGTAAACTGGAGAATAAGCTAATGGCACAACAAACATTTTTTCAAAGACTTTTTAATGTTCAAAAAGAAGAAGTCAAACAATCAAACATGATGGGTTATTTTGGTGTTGGTACAGATCAACCCAAGAATTACACTTATCAAGATTTAGCAAAAGAAGGATATTTAAAAAATGCAATCGTTTATCGTTGTGTTAATGAAATATCTAAAGGAGCATCTGCTGTACCCTTTGTAGTAAAAGCAGGAGATCAAATAATTGAACAACACCCACTTATAGACTTACTTAATAGACCCAACCCTTTACAATCGTATTCAGAGTTCTTTAATTCTTTATTTGGCTATGTTTTATTAAGTGGTAATGCTTACATTCTTAAAATAGGTGCAGAAAATGGTTCACCTAAAGAATTACATCAATTAAGACCTGATAGAATACAAATAAAAGGTATTGGTAATCCTATACCTGAAAAATATGAATATATTATTAATGGTAGAGTGCAAAATACCTATCTTGTAGATCAAGATAATGGTTTTAGTGAAGTTAAACATGTAAAACTATGGAATCCATTAGACGATTACTATGGTTTATCGCCTATGAGTGCCGCCGCTGTTGAAATAGATCAATTTAATATGTCTAGTAAACATAATGTTAATTTGCTTAACAATGGTGCAAGACCTAGTGGAGCAGTTATATTTAAGCCAAAAGATGATGCAGGTTTTAATGTAAATTTATCTGAATCACAGAGACAACAACTACTTACAGATTTAAACAATAGATTTAGTGGAACTGCTAATGCAGGTAGACCTATGTTGCTTGAAGGTGATTTTGACTGGAAAGAAATGGGTCTATCACCTAAGGATATGGACTTCTTAAACTTAAAGCATATGTCAGCTACTGATATAGCAATGTGTTTTGGAGTTCCTAGTCAATTAGTAGGTGTTCCTGATGCACAAACATATTCCAATGTGGCAGAAGCAAGACTTGCTTTATATGAAGAAACAATAATTCCACATTTACAAAAAATAGCTTCAGACCTCAATGAGTGGTTAGTTCCATTATTTGATGATAGGTTAAGTCTTGAATTTGATATAGATTCAATACCTGCTTTAGCTGAAAGAAAAAAGAAAACTTACGAGAATGTAACTAGTGCTGTAAGAGAAGGCATTATGACTCGTAATGAAGCAAGAAAGATAATAGGCTTAGAGCCTATTGATGGTGCTGATGATTTATATATATCTGCTACCCTATTCCCAATATCAGATACAGATGTTCCTAAGCCTGATAATCCTGTAAACGAAGAAGATTTAGAAGATTACGAAGAAGATGATATAGATAAAGAAATAGATTTCTTATTACAAGAAGAAAAAGCTTTGTCTGATATAGACACAGTCCCTACCAGTTCAATGGCAGAAGAAGCTAAGAGAGGGCTTGAACTTAGAAAAAAGTTTAATAGGGGTGGCACTATGGTTGGTGTTGCTCGTGCAAATCAGTTAGTAGCAAGAGAAAGACTTTCTATATCTACAGTTAAAAGAATGTATAGCTTTTTTAGTAGGCATGAAGTAGATAAAAGAGCAGAAGGTTTTAGACAAGGAGAAGAAGGATACCCAAGTGCAGGAAAGATTGCGTGGTTGCTTTGGGGTGGTGATAGTGGCTTCTCTTGGGCTAAAAGAAAACGTCAACAAATTATTACAGAAGAAGATAAAGAGTTTGCATTACAAGACCATGTAGAATCTAAAGAAGATGAAAAAGCTTTATCAGGCAAGGTAAAGGAAGCCTTAGAAGGTAAAGTAAAAGATCATAACGAAAAACACGGTAATACAAAAACCAAAAGAGTGACACTTAGAATGTTAGAAGCTGTATTTCGTAGGGGAGTGGGTGCTTATAATACAAACCCACAAAGTGTGCGACCAAGTGTTAATTCATCTGATCAATGGGCTTATGCTAGGGTTAATAGTTTTTTAAGAGCCTTATCTACTGGAAAGTTTAGAGGTGGAAAACACGATACTGATTTATTCCCTAAAGGACACCCATTATCTTCTAAAACATGAACCTAAATCACAAAAGGTTTAATTCTTTTAGACAAAGAAGTATAAGCAACAGAGCGGAAACAAGAAGACTACTTGCACTCAGAAATAATTTAGAAAAAAGGTTTTATAAAAGACTTAATACTATTTTTAGAAAATTTTTAAACACGCAACTATATCTTTATAAAGAATTTGGTATATATGATGAAGGTATAGCAGTCCAATCTTTAAATGAAGAATTTATGCCTGTAATTCTTAATCACTACAGAAAAATATTTCAAGTTACTTATAAATCTAACGAAGATAAATATTTTGGCAATCAGAAGCAAGAAGCTTTTGTTTTTGGTAGAAGCACAGACTTTGAAGAACTAGTTGAAAATTATTTTAATACTAGACAACTGGTTTTAGCAGGAATAACAGCAAGAATGTCAAATAGAATTAGTAATCTTATAGAGCAAGGCAGAGCAGACAATCTTACGCTTGATGAAATTGCAAGATTGGTATCTAGCAAGTTCTTACCAATAAGCAGAACGAGATCTGCTCTTATTTCAAGAACTGAAACACATAACGCCGCATCTTTTGCCAATAATTCTTATCATAAGCAAGTTGAAAAAGATTTGGGTATTAAAATGCTTAAAAAGTGGGTTGCCACTAATGATGCAAGAACTAGATCTACTCATGCTTCTGCTAACGGACAAATAGTAGATATGAACGAAGATTTTATTGTTGGCGGTATGCCAATGTCATATGCGGGTGATCCTAAAGGTGGTGCGGCTAATGTTATAAATTGTAGGTGCGTAATAATTTATGCAGATGAACGCGATATGGAAACATAATTTAATAAACCTATATATTGTGCTAATCTTACCAATAAGATACTATATAAAGTAATATGCCTATTCTAAAACCAACTAATAGTGAGTCTAGGCAACAATTTATTAATAGATGTATGGGAGATGACACTATGACGAGTGAATACACCGATTCCAATCAACGATTAAGTGTCTGTACTAGTGAGTACAATTCTAGTAAAGAAGATTCTACACAGAATGATGAAAAACATGTAAGAGCAGTTGAGGAGACTGAAGATGCTTACATAATTGAGTTTGGTAAAAGTAAACCTAATGTAGAAGAAACTGTTGATGAGATGGAAGACTCTAAAGAAGTAGAAAAAGAGTCTATTGAAATCAAATCAAGCATTAAAGCCTACAACGATGATGAAGAAGATAAAGACTACGGAACTTTTGAAGGATATGGTTCTGTTTTTGGAAATAAAGATTTAGGTAATGATGTAATAGAAGCAGGTGCATTCGCAAAATCCCTTAAAAGAAGAAAACCACAAAATGTAAAACTCTTATATCAACACAAATCAGATATGCCTATAGGTGTATTTGATGAGATAAGAGAAGATGATCACGGATTAGTG